TGAGCATAGTATTTTGGTTGCCCCGTTGTCGTTGGGTCGGGCGTGTATGTTTGAACAAAGTCTAAGTCCTTAAACAACAGGAACTCTGCGGCCCCACTTACATCAATACTCAAAGAAAACGGAGCCAAGAAATCACTAGGCGCAGCCAAATACTGGTTGCCACTCGTCATAGTTCCAACTTGGTTTTTTTGGAACAAATTCAACTGCACACTTTTAAGAATCCGCTCTTCTGCTAAACGAATAAATAAAGGCAGGTTATTCACAAACGTTGTTTCGTCGTTTTCTGTGTAATCTTGTATCGCGGTCTTCAACTCGCCGTATGTCATTGTCATGTCGTCACCGTCACTGTGCCCACCGAACCTACAGCCACTAAGTTATTAGGCGGCGATAAGCCTTCAATCTGGTTAAATCCTACAGGATTCCAACCGTATTGGGTAGCCCTTTGCTCCGGCAAGCCACTCTCCGGTCTTGGATTTCGCAAGGCTTGAGGATCAGGAGAAGCCTTCGGGGGAAATAATTGTGGGTGCTTGGGATCAAACTCGTCTGGACCAACCTTTGCGCCAGTCCACTCTACCCTCATCTCACGAAGACGGTAACGGCGACCAGACCGATCAGATATTCCCCATGCGTGTTTCCCCGAAGCGTATGCCATTAAACCCTCAAATACTGAATGCTAGGCTGCAACTTCAACGGAACTCTGTCTTCGTCCTCGTCCGCTGCACGTTGGAACTCTTCTTCGTACACAGACTTTAACAACTGAAGTCTTTCCGGAGCTCGTTTCATCGCAAGATAGTAAGCAAGACCAGCAACCATACAAGGATAAAACCTAAAAGGCATGTCAGTAGTGTTGACAAGAGTATCCGCGTCCTCAATCCGCTGCACATAGTAATAAATAATTTGATCTGTCGAGTTCTCAGGAACTGCCCACAAGTTAATAACTGGATCAATCTGACGATTAAACCAAAACTGACTTGGTCGTCCTTGCGTGGTTTTGTTCGGCAGAGTTACATAATCCCCCCGACTGATCCGCTCTACTTCATAGTCAGTATCACCTCTGCGAAGAACAATCTCCAAAACATCCACAACGTCCGCCGTCAAAGTTTCCTGCGCTTGACCTTGCGTAAGAGTGATCGTTCCCTGCTCAACGGTCCACATGTTGATCCCACGGTTTGCCCAGTCCGCAAACATCAGGTTCAAAGACCGACGTGCCGTCCGAGCATCATAACCAGTGCGAACCTCTAATCCGCACCGCTCATATGCTTCCTCGATTATCTCACCGACATCGAGATTAAAGTCTCTTGAACCTGAAGTTGCCATATTTCTAACTCATATGTGGATTTTGATTTGTTTTCACGCTAACGCAGCCGCCGTTGGCATAACCAACTTTGCCTCCACGCATCATCTTAACAGGGCCTCCACGCATCATGCCGTTCACTTTACCTCCGCGCATCATGCCTTTAACTCCACGTCCTTTAAGGACGTCTGCTTGTGTTACTTTACCGTCTCCGGTTAAATCAGGGAAATTTTTATTCGGCATTTTATACACTCCTGTTTCTACGGCCTAAGATGTGCCGTTCATAATCTTGTGGGTCATAGTTCGTATAATACCCTAGTTTTTCTAACTTTGCAGCAGCGTTTTCTAATTCAGACCAACGCTGTATAAAAACAATGGCATGCTCTCTCAAATATGCAAGCAGCCATATATCAATTCCCACCGACGCAAAAAACCTATTAAGCGCCATACACTCTTCTTCTAATCGATCATAGTCGTAATCGTAGTCATAATCAAAGACCATCGTAACTTTGTATCCAGTGTTGAAAAACTTAGATGTCTCGTGCAGAACATCCGCCCACAATCCATCCGACACTAAAATTTTTACTTCATGGTTTTGAACCGCAGGCAAAGCAAAAGGACAGGCCGCTACACCGTTAGTATGCGCGGTAGGCCTTGATAGTTCTTCTGCCCATTCTCGTATCAATACACTCTCACCAATCCGCCATCAGCTTTTTTGTTCTTCCAACTTATTCTCTTTGACGACTTTTTCTTCTTAGAAGCAGATGTACACTGTGCCATAGTAGGGCGACAGGCCGGATAACTCTTACGCTTCTCACCCTTCTGACGACCACAAGGTTTGCCAGTCTTACAATCGACCCAACCCTTCCCGTCATTCTGGGAGAACCATTCACGTAATGAGTTCTTTTTCTTCGCCATCAGTACAAATTCGTCTCTTTACGACGACCCTCTTCGACAGAACCGCAACCAAAGGCTATGATCCCACCGCTCTTTAACTTCTTCTTAACAGGGCGTTTCCGCTTCTTAGAAGATTCGCCCCAGTTGTCGGCTCCCACTTTGCGACACTTTGCTACCGCTCCGCTTGCGTATGCGCTGGGCCACACCTTGTACCGAGCCTTGACCTTTTTTGCGCAAGCGTCGAGCTTTTTCTTTTTTGCTGGCATTAGTCTTCTCCTGCGGAGGCTTGGATATTTGTTGGGCCATAGACGTTCGACTTATGCTCATTGTACTTCGCACTCCGCACTAAAAAATCCTGCCACATTGGCTTGATCATGTTGTAATTCTCATCAACTTTATAAGTGATAACAGCCACATTGGCGTTCATGCCATACAACTGGAACGCTCCCCACCCTAAAAGCAAAACAATAATTGTGCTAAAGATATCCTGAGAATTAAGTTTCATGGTCCTACCACATTTTGCACGACCAGTATCTGGCCTTTAGTTTATCTAACGTACCTTTGTCACAACCGTGCCGCGCACGGAAAGACTTACGGCGTTCAGGGTTTGACTTCTTAATAGTCATATTAGCGTCCCCGAATCTGACGATCTTTTCTTTTCCCTTGTCACATGCCTTTACAACAAACTTCTTGCCGCCAGACACCTGACGCTTGGGCTTATTGCATTTCATCTTGGACTTGTCGATCTTAGGCATTAGATTGGCCCCACATTTTGAATGTAAACAAATTCCATTGACGCAGAAACATTGAAGCTAACAGATCCAGAGGAAGAAAACGCTCTCATTTCTAGGTCTGTTTTTTCTGTAAACCTTAAAGGAAAAGTATAAAATTGCTCGTGTGCGCCATCTGTAAGAGTAAATCTTTCTTTTATTTGAAACACTTCCCCATAGGGTCTAGCAACAAGACTAGCATTTAAAATAGCTTTGGTGTTGGTAGATGTGCCCGTGGACAAAGACATCTTTGTAAGAAAGGCTGTATATCCTGCGGGAACTGTCCAAAGACTCATTAATGTTTGGTTATCTCCATCGCCATTGATACTAAGATAAACATTAGCAGGAACTCCAGTGGTCACTGTGCCTGTTCCTGCGTAAATTGTGCCAGCATTTGCGCCACCACTACCCGCGCTCCGAACAATACCGCGATTTATCCGAAAGTACGATTTTGTGGTGTTAACAGCAGTTTGCCCATTCAATGTGACAACTTCGTTTACTTCGTTGTAATCACCATCTAGGCCAAAAACTTCAACCGTTCTTGCACCAGTACCTGCGGCAGTGTCGTTAGCCGAACTGCTTGATATAGTCATTATCGTGGCTGATGGGGGGTAGGAATACAAACCACCTTGTTCCCAGATGGTTTCTTTTGTGCTTCCAACATCGTTGTTGTAACCGAACTTAAACACAGTTTTATGGCCCGTGATTTGACCACGGGCCACCTGTAGCTCAAATGGCTCAGATGTTCCGACCTGTGAAATGGAACGGATATCATATGCCATCGGATCCTCCTACGAAAGGATGATCGTTAGTTGGTTACTCGCACCTGTAAACGCAGAAACGTACACACCTTCCGAAAAGATAATACCGTCATCTGGAATGTTCATTACGTGGTGACCTGCCGGAAATGTTTGCGTAAGCAAAGTATCACCGCTTGCGCCACCGTTTTTCAACGTGAACGCACCCGCAGCCGCACCGTAAATTACAACCTGCCGTAAACGAGAACGAGATGGACCGACAACCGCAGCCGCCGTTCCTTGAACCCAATTATACGCTGTTACTGGACCAGCCATGTGCTACCTCCTTTAGGCGTTGTTAATGCCTTGGATGTACTCGACTGTTACATATCCAGCTCCTGATGTTCCTGCGGAAAAGTCAATAAAAATTGGAACATCAGAAGAACCAACATCCGCCCATTCATCAGAATCAGCAATAGTTCCTGTTGACCCGTACTTAAAGACGTTTGCCGCTGTGCCTGCCGCAAGACCAGTAAATAACTCAGTTGTAGTTGAACTAAAGCCCATGCTGATGTTTGCCGCAGCAGTCGCAGTTGTGATGTTAATGATTACTTCTGTAATCTGGCTATTTGCAGGGATGACAATTCCTGTATCTGCCGCTGTGGTAGATTGTGTCCAAGACGCTGTTTGCGCCATTTTTACAAAACCTACGTTTTTAACGTCCGAACCTACAGTAGTTCCTGTAGTATCTTTGATGGTCCCAGCTTTAATAGGACCTGAAAAAGTAGTTGTACCCATGTCGATCTCCTGTCTGGGTTAGTCAGTCACCCCATGTGACTGTCAGGGATAATTTTACCATACAGAAGTTTCAGATAAAAAGAAAGGGGCTACCGAAGTAGCCCCAGTCCATCAGGGAGGAGGTAAATGAATTACCGTCCTCTATATAGCACAGTTTATGCGCCAGGTGAACCAAATACACAACGTGGGTCTGAAAACCCAAAGCTGTAGCGTTCACGAGCTTTAAAGCGCATGTTGCCTGTGTCGAAGTCGGCTTCCATGTTTGTAGACAATGGAGTCCGCTCGAAGTGGACAAAACCACGAGGCGCGTCTGTTTTAATGAAGAACGCATCTGGGTCCGTTAGGAAGTCGTTGACGGCATAACCTTCAGGCAACATTCCCATTGAACGGATAGCGTTCGTGTCATTGTCAGCAGTACCAACCCGAAGGTTCGATACCATCAGACGCTCTGCAATAAATTGCAGTTGACGCGGAATCATGAGTTTTGTGCCGCGCAATGCGACCTTCAAACCACGCTCGTCCACAAAACCTGCGATGTTGATAAGGGCATCTTCAAGAGATGTCTCGTTCAAATCCGCAGCTACTGTGGGTTCGTTGGCAAATGTACCACCGTTTGTTAACGGGTGGTCCGTCGCACAAAGCGCAACACCGTCACCACCAGCAGTCGCGCCAGCAGTAAATGCGTTGTTAAGAACCGCAGCGGCCTTAACTTGCTTTGTGTGTGCCATTGAACGTGCCAACGCACGAGTATAACGTGAGCCTAAACGATCATAAAGGTTGTCTTCGACAGCCTCTTCCGTGATCGAGAATGCCAACGCAATGGTCTCGTGGTTGTAACGAGCAGTGTACGCCTCGTTAGCGTCGTCGAAATTAACAGAGGAACCTTCCGATTTGGTCGGTGCCGCTCCAAACCCACTCAACATAACTTCCTCTTCGAATGCTCGATCAGAAGATTCTGTTGTATAGATCTCCGCGTGTTGGTTTTCGTACCGATTGTACTCCATACCAAACAGCGCGTTGAGGCCTGGTTCTAGCTCTTTCGCTAGTTGTGCGCGAGAAATAGCCATTCTTTAGACCTCCTTAAACGCCAGTAGTCGATGGAGTACCAGCAACAATCGCAC